TTCCGACCAGTCTTCCTGCGTCGGGAACACAAGTTGACGGCGACTGGGCACCGTCCGCCTGAATCCCAGAGATCGCTTCGCCGTCGATGAAGTAGTCATTCAAAGTTCTCATACAACTCCCCTATCGACGGATGATCCATGTGATGTGCAAATTCGGCGCGTTGCCGGTTTCGCCATTGCTCCGAATTACGATCCCATCCCCCACCTCTACGTTGACGGTTCCGTCAAAAGTCATCACCGTTCCGGTGTTGACTGCCATGATGGGGAGCAGGGCATCAACTAAGAGATCGACGCCATTAAGAAAAACATTAAAAGTGGTCTCGACTGTCGTTGCAGCGGCCTGAACACCTGCCGCAATGCCGACCAGTTCTCCGGCTTCTGGGACACAAACTTCCTGGGCCGTATTGCCGTCTGTGCCGATGTCGGTGATGCCCTCACCATCAATGAAATAGTCATTCAATGGGCGCATGGTCTTCTCCCGCGTTCCGCCGATGCCTCGACTTCACGGTTTGTGTTTGGATGAGAGGAAGGCCCGCCGAAGCGGAGCCCCACAACTCACCACCCAACCTCTTACGAGGCCGTCAGATCGTCCACCACTCCGTTACCGGACTGGTTCCGGCCAACGATCGTCCACTCGCACAGAAGCTGGCGCTTCTCCGAGTCACCCGTCTTGCTGAGCGCGTGCTGACGAAAGTCTCGCAAATAAGCGAGCGACCACAGTTCCGGCGTGAACGCGAAGACCTGATTCGTCGCTTGGAACCGATTAGCGACTACGGAATGTTCTCCGAAGTCGGAAACATAAACGTCGATCGAGGCTGTGAGACGCTTGTCCTCGCCCTTGTCGAATCGCGTACTGTTGCCAGTGAATGAGGAGATCACCGTCTTGTTGAACGGTCCAGTCATCACCACCGATGGGTTGCCACCATTCGTCCAAGCACCCTGGATAACGGATTTGAGATCCGATTCGAGTAGAGCGCGCAGAGCAGGCGTTCCCGCCGTCGCATTGAAACGTGAACCGTCCCAACCCTGCGAAGTGCTGCCACTTCGATTCTCGTGCGTGCCGAGAAGAGCGCCCGTGTTCGCCAGATTGTCATCGAAGAACGCAGAGACCGAAGCCGCCTCGCCGGCTGCACCACCATCGTTCGTTCTCGCAACCGCGGTGTTGTTCACACCAACGCAAGTGTGTTCGATGTCTCGCTTGAGTTCCTTGCTGCGCTTGGCCAATTGGTAGGACAATTCTGATTCGCGGCCCGCCTTGTCCACCGCCTCGAGGGTGCCTGTCACTGCGACCGTCTTGGAACTGATCTGGCAGTGATTGGAAACCCGGATCGTGGGAACCGCGGCATTGATCGAAGGATCGTCACCTTCGATTTGGGCGTTTGCGGCGGCGGCCGAGAGCTGATCGACTTGCCACTCGTGCTTGATGCCCGAAGCGGTTTCGCGGCCCGCCATCATCATAAATGGCGTTTCGGTGCTATCGATTGCGTAGATGATGTCTGAGAGATCTTCCCTCAGACCCTTTGCATCGAATGTTTCGTATGTATCTGTGGGCAGTCCCATTAGAGAAGTCCTCTCATCAAAGCAGCTGCATCATTCACCGAACCCGTCTCGGTCAAGCGATCACGAAGTTGATCTCTCTTCTTCGTGTTCTCCTGTTCTTCTGACAGAGCTGCCACATCATCCCGAGCTCCACTTCGCAACGTGCGAGGCAATAGTCTCAGGCGCTTCTTCATTTCAGGTTTCTTGGCCTGAAGTTTTTCCCACTGGGCAGCCCGCCAAACGGTCAAAATACTTCGCGCGTCTTCCAGCGCGTCAATCTCTTCTTGTGGGTAGCCAGTCTTGGCGAGGTAATCCGTCACCTCAGTCATGGCCACGCGACCTCTATCGGCTTCCTGCCAGTCTGGGCGAAGTCGATAGAGCGTTTTGACCTGCTCCTGACGCCACGTTTGGCGCTGAGTCTCAGACTCCGCGCCTCGGCGCTTCATCTCCGTATCCATCGCGTCGAGACTGCGCTGAACGTCTGATCGACGCGCGTCACGAGACTCTCGCTCTTTGAGGTATTGGCCGGGATCGGTTTCGCGGAGCATCTCCCAATCGACATCGGGTTCCGATTCGACCTGGGCGATCAGGGCCGCAGTAATCTTTTGAAGGTCGCCGAGCCGCTGATCATGCTCGCCTTGAAGCTGCTGACCCAAGCCCTCGTAATGAAGCCGTGCCTCTTCATTGTTGGCCGGTTGACTCGTGTACGAATCGATCACTTCTGAAAGAGAGACGGTCCCCTCGCCATCGCGTGACGGCACTTGGAGGTGGTTGAGGAATTCCTCCTCCTCGACCTCAAACGCCTTGGCCAGGTCCGAAAGGGTTTCGACGGGATCTACGTCCTCGTCTTCCGAACTCGCCGCCGCTAGTGGAGCGTCCTGCTCAGTGGGTTCCTCGGAGCGGTCTTGAGGACGCTCTTCGTCCTCGGCGGTCGCAGACTCCGGCCCTTCGTCCTCGACACCCGGGGCTTCCGGGGCTTCCGCCTCGGCTGCGGGTGGGGACTCAATCGCGTCATCCTGCTGGAGGAAATTCGTGAAACGATCCTGAAGATCAGGGTCAACGGATAGTATTGCGCCTTCTGACAATCGTCATTTTCCAACGCTCGTTTCATTTTCAGACGCAGCCGAAAGGAGTTTGCCTGTTTCCAGGTAGCTACGCAACTGTCGCTGCAATTGTGCTAGAGCAAAGAGTTGCCCGTGGCACTGCTCACGGAGCTCGTACTCACTTGGCCCACTCGATTTCCATACCTGTGTGTAATGCTCCTCGATGCTCTCAAATGCCTGCTTTATCGCAGGATTTTGCATCACACTGTCAGACTCGCGAGCTAAAATCAGCGCCTCTTCATCGCTCATTCTGCCTCTGCCTCTGCCTCTGCCTCTGCCTCTGCCTCTTTATCCGCATCGTTCTGCTCCCTGACCTCAAGGGAAACCATCGCAGATTGCACTTGAGCCTGTTGTGCGCCGCGCGCGATCCGCTCCTGACTGACCAACCTTTCCAGATCCAACTTCTCCTTCAGCGAGAGCTCGCTGGCACGGTGATCCACGATGTTCTGCTCCCTCAACGTCTTGAACTGCATCTCGCCGGCACCGAGCTTGGCATCGGACTCAGCCTTCATCGCCTCGACCTTCAACTTCTCCATATCCACATTGGGCTCAGGCTTTGGAGGCTCTACGCCTTCTGGGTCTTGGAAGAATAGATCCGCGTTGGGATAACCCATTGCCTCGGCCATCCGGGTCGCCGCGTTGTAGATGTTCTTCGGCGTGACCAGATAATTCATTCCGCCCTGCTCGATCATCTGGGACTGGATTGTCATCAGACCGTTCAACGCCTGCACCTGTTCCGCGGCCTTGCCGGCACCCAGGCCAACTTCAACCTCCACGTCAAATTCAAAGTCGAATGTGCTGGGATCAATCTCCATCCACTCGCCGGAAAGTTTGACCTGGCGCTGTTTCGTATCGCTGGTTGCCATGATCTCAAACATCTTGGTAAAGAGTTGCTTCATGCCAGTCGCCGCGAAGATCCTCGCGATCAACTCAATCTTCTGCTGCTTGGCACCCTCGAGGCTCGCCACCGCGGCGGCGGTTGTATTGGAAAGCATCCCGGCATCGAGATCCTGGCCGTGAGCCATTACGCCCGTGCGGTTGGATCTCACTTGCTCCAGATACTGAAGCATCGGGAATGTATCGCGCGGGAGATCCTGCGTGGCCAGAGGCTCAATCGAACCCGGAGCTCGCTGGCGAACGAGACCGCCAGGACGAACAGTCAGGAGATCATCAATCTCGACCATGCCCTCGGTGATCGCCATGCGCGGATTGTTCGCAAGATATAGATGGTCAAGCATCTGACGAAGAATCGTGCTGCGAATGACCTGAAGATCAGTCACCAGATCTGCGAGGCTTTGACCATAGAATTTGTGCGGCATCGGGATCGGAGTAATCGAGCAGAACGGATTGTGATTGATCTGCTCGTCATCGATGATGTAGAGCGAAGAATCTCCGACCACCAGGAACTTACGGAGCTCCGAGTAGCCGTCGCCGTCCTCGTCAATCCGCGCGTAACATTCCGTTGTCCATATCTCGCGTGACGCTACATCGGTGCGAGCCCCAGAACCCGATGGGTAGTTCTCGTCATCGTTGCGGCGAGCCGAACGGTTTGAATCGAACTCCGGGCCCGCATCGTTGTGGGGCAGGGCCGCGAGGATATCCGCCGGGTAACCCTGGGCCACGAGTTCGCTGATCGTGACCTTCTTGCGATGGGCTGAGAAGATGGTGTCATCGTCCAGCTTCGCTGCGCGCCGAGCAATCAAGAACTCTTCTGGCGGGATGGCATCGACGCGAATCCGCTTGTCGTCCTTCAGAACCTGTAACTCGATGTCATGGAGTTTCAGTTCCTCATTCAGGCCCGTGTCAGGATCCTGCATCATCACGGTGCGCTCTTCCATCGAGACGGGTGTTACCCCCTCTCGGTCCAGCACCATGACGAGCTCCTCGTAGGTCAACCCGGAATATCGCTCGACCATCGGCACTTGACGGTCATCCCAGTACACCTTGACGATCCCGTTCTTTTCCAAAAGAGCGGTCTTGAACCAATCGTAGAGAATCTGGAAACCGTCCATCTCATTCACAAAGACATGATTGATGTACGCCGTGGCCAGATCTGCCTTCTTCTGATCCTCCGGTCGCTTCGGCTTGAACTGCACCACCCGAGAGCTGCCCGTGAAGGTACGAATGAGGCTGGGCATTGCCCATTCGACCACCTCGAGGACATCCATCAGCACCACCTGGCTACGGTCGCGCTGCTCGTTGCCTAGCTTCTTGCCGTAATAGAAGTCGAGTGCCCGCTGCTGCTCGCGCGCAATCTCGCTACCAACGCCGCCGATCGCGTCGGAAATCTCGCGTGATAGTATTCCCTTGACCTCATCGACCGAGAGAGCCTTGATCTCCGGCCCACCCTCGCGCGGACGTTCTGCAAGAACGCCATCTGCAAACTCCGGGTTGGAAGCCACGCCAACCCCACGGCGCATTGCCATCGCGATGTCTTGTTCACTGATCTCGGTCGCCATCTCTACTCCCCCACCAACCCCACACCAATACTCTGTAGGGCCTTTGGCATCTTTGGCACCCGGATCGGGGGCCGGTGTGGCCTCTTCGCTGTCTGGAGTCTAACGAGTTCGCTTTTCAGCCACTCAATCTCGTCAGCTTGCAGGAAAAGACGTGTTTCGATCTCCTTCACTTGCTCCTTCAGCCCTTGGAGCTCGTTGAACAGTGCAGCACTCATACTATATACCGCGTATCCGGCTGCTTCATCTCACCCATACTCTCTGGCCTCATGCCGACCGAAAGGGTTCGTAGAGCATCCGCACCGTGGCTCGCCCAATTGTGTTTCGGCCGGTCTCGGTACAAAACCTCGCCAGATGGGCCGCGTTCATTCTCAATGGGTGCCTTGATGTACTCCCGCAACGCCTGGAGGCCACGGCCACAGTTCTTCTCATCAATCCAGATATTGCGTAAAAACAAACGGGTCGCCTGGATCCCATCCTCCAGCGATAACTTCGGAACCACCCGCATACGAAAGCCAAGAGACATGGCAGTCTCAATCCGGCTTTTGCCTGTACCCAGTTCACGCACCTTTGCATCGTGCGGAACAAGGTGTTCCTCATACACATAGGGCTTGTCGCGGATGATCTTGGCGTAATGCTCCAAACCCTCACCGGACGTTTCGTAATAATCGATGAGTCGGATTTCCTTGCCAACACGCTGAACGAACCAGATCGCAGTGCTGTCGGACATCCCGAGATCCCAGCCAGTGGTCACCGTCTTCTCTGGCACCCAGGGAACCTTGCCAATCCGACCCGCCGCCGATGCCTCGCCCAGGAGCTCGCCGTAATAGCTACCGACCAACGGCGCGTCGAATGAGCAGTTGTACTCCTGCTCATAAAGCTCCTTCGGCATCTCGGCCCTCTCAGAGACAAGCACGTCTTCTGGAACCACCTTCGTCTCGGCTACCGTCAAAAGCTGGTAGAACCAATTCGAGTCGCCCTTTGCCAACTGCGCCAACTTGTATCCGTGGTTTCGGCCGCGAGGGGTGTAAGCAAAAATCGCCCAGCCGCCATTCGCCGCGAGGATCGGACGAATCAACTGCCACGCGACTGGGTTCTGTAGCGCATACTCCGAGAACACACAGCCTACCGGGTTGGCTCCCACCAGACGATCAATCTGATCACATCCGACCACCTGATAAATAGAGCCGCCGTGAAGCCAAAGGCTCATCTCATCGTCGCGTTTTCGATACCAACTGCCTTCTGGAAAAGCCTCGAGGAAACCGTGGCCCTCGTTGTCCCGACCTTCCCAGATGGCCTTTCGGCCCTGAGCGTAAGTCGGAAAGAGATGCCAATAGATGCCTGGACGAACAAACGCCTGGACGGCCATCCAGTGGAGGCCGGTCATGTCCTTGCCCGCACGGCGATGCCAAACGGCTACCGCTCGCTTGCACCCACCCTCGAGCGCATCCCATAACGGTCGCTGGTATTCACGCGGCGACCAGTTATAAGGAAGCGTGATCTCAGCGGCCACATTGTCTCACGCGAACTTTTTGGAGTAGTCGCCGGGGTTGTCCATCGGCGGAACTCCCGGTGTGAACCGATCCATCGATGGCGTGTTTTCACTCGTGATGTATTGGTCGGCCGGCTGATCCGTCGATCGAGGCGTACCCGGCATCTGGTTGTCTTCCGGGTGATCGTGCGGTGCCGGTGTCGGAACGGCACCTTGATCGATGCTGCCAGCACTTTGGCCGCTTGCCGCTGCACGTCCGCGTTGTGTGTATCCAGGCATCACTGCCCCCCTTGCCCAGGATTGGGCTCACTGCAACGTAGCCCAAATTCGCACAGTGTCGTATTCCCTTAATACCCTTTGGGACGGCTATCCGCCCTGAGCCTTTTAAGACACTCCAGACACAACAGTCCCTCAGTGATAATGCCAAACTCATGGCCCTTGAGCGCGGCCCGCTCCGAACAACCCTCCATTGAACATTCGGGAATGTCCTGCGCCACCACCACATGGCTGCCAAAACCACCACCCGGCTTCGCGATGAACCTGCGCCTACCCCTAGATGTCACTAGCACCTCCCTCCAGCATCTCCTTCGCCACCTCTACCGCGTCCAAAACCTCACGCTGAGTCTCGCCATCCGAAAGCCGAAGGATGTTGATCGTCAATCCACCCCCACTGGATTCCTGCTTTACGGTCTGGGCCGCACGGCCATGCGCGAACTCCAGAATCCGGGTCGCTGCACTCACACGGCTATTGGCCGGGGCGTCTGCATTACCCATCACCTCGACCAAAGTCCCAATCGCCTCGTCGGTGTGGGCCTGAGCCAGTCGCGCGAGCTCCAACGTCTCGCCATCCTCAAATGCCTTCGTCACCTCGCTGGGTTGCATCGGATCGATCCGACCCTGGCCCCCCGAAATCTTCAATCCAGTCTTGTGTCCCATTTATCCCCTCCAAAACACCACTCGATGCGATCAAGACGCGAACACCCTGAAGAGCGTTGAGCAGGAGCTTGTACAATTCCAGAATTGCGAGTTCAGACAACTCGCCATCCCTCATCTCTTCGCGAATGTAGGCCAAAGCGTCCAAAACCTCGTCATGGGCCTCGAGGATCGGCCTTTTCCCAACCCATTCCGGCCCATGACGCGCACGGCCGATCTGAAACTTCAATTCAACCGCTTTTTCGGCCTCCAGCTCCAGCAAATCGCGCTGAACCGTCATTTCACCCCTCTATGCAGCAAGGAATAGTGGTTCCCGTCCGAAAAACGGCCTCCCCAGCAACACTCCACCGGCTCGCCATCCCAGGAGCCACTCAAACCCTCCCAAAACTCGCCCAATTCGCGGTGATCACGGGTCGCAGAGAGATACTTCCCGTCCCGAAACAAATGAAGGTCCGCGGCCAGTCGCCTGGTGTGGTTCGATCCCGCAAAACCCTTCCGAGCTGCCTCGGATTTGCTCCGCTCGACCTCACCCACTCGCACCTCATAGCCACGGCTATGGGCAAACACCAATAACTGGGCCAAACAGCGAGAGAAAATCTCCTGCTTCCTCCCCAGCCTCAACCGTCCTGCTCCTTCATCCACTGCTGCAAAGCCCTTTCAATCTTCCCCCAAGCCTTTAGTGCAAGCGGCCTCCTCGGAAGCCACGGCTTTTTCGACGAACTCGCTGCCAAACGCATGAAAGCGATCTTCGCCTTTCCAATTAGACCCAGGTCAATCTCCTGAAGCCTCAACCGTCACTCCCCTTCTTCGGCTTACGAACACTCTCGATCGAAGGCGCATGCACCACCAAAGGCAAAAAGCTGTTCATCTCGCTGATATCGCAGCCGATCATGTCGCCATCCTTCGCGTTCTGAATCGCCTCCAAAGTCTGAGGCCGAATCTTCCTCACGTCATAGAGAATTACCGTCTTGAAACTCATTACAGGCATTGAATCCTACCCTCCTTTTCATGCGGATTGTGGCCGCTCTTGACTTTACGTCTTTTCGTTGTTACGCATTGCTACGTCGCATCTTCGCTAAATCGCTTAGATGCTCCTGCGACGAACGCATATGTGTCCTCGCACGCTTCCGCTGCTCCTACACATATGCTTGTTCGTACCGCATTATTTCCACGAAGGCCGATCTGTAGGACGAGGGGCTTTTGAGGGGATTCAGTCCTTCAAACTGGCTATGGCATCCGCGATCTGCACAAGCCCTGCGCTTACGCCCATTACGGCCTCCGTCAGAGAGAGCACCGTGCCACCAGTGGCATCTTGACCACCAAGGATATCCTGCGGCGTGATTGCACTGGCCAACGAGCCAATCATGCTCGCCATCCGGTCGGTTGTGTCCACCAGATTCGCATTCTCGAAGTTGGAGTCCTTCACGTTCCTCGACATGAAGGAATCGTGAATTGCAGTGCTCGTATCTGTCCCATCCATTTCGCTCATCTCCTTAGATCCTCGTTACCCGGTAATGCCAAAGCCCGCCGGCCTGGCGCTCGTGCTCTACAACCAAACCGCCGTTTCTCGGCTTCCGCAGATCGCGAATCCGGGCCGATACGCCCGCCTCGCTCGATCCGGTGCGATCGGATAATGCGCGGAGCGTCCACCAACGGCCAGTAGGGTGCGCCATCAACCAACGCACACGCTCCAATGAAGTGTTCAGACGCTCATAATCCTCGTGCGGGTCATACGTCTCGCCGTCAAAGGCAAATTCCGCCTGTACTGGCAATGTCGCTTGTCTTCTGTCCATTAGAATCTGCTCGCTCATCCTATCGCTCGACCCAGCAGGATCCCGATCCCCAGTACCACAAACCACGCTGCGGTCTGACCTCGAGCAAAGTCTCGTATGTCGTCCAGAGTGTCCATCACCCGAGATTCGGAAAAGTACGCATCTGAGTTTTCAAACTCCTCGCGTTCGTATCTGGGACCAGGGCCTGAATTGCTGACCCAAATTACTGGGTATCGATCGTTCTCCGGCGGCAACTGCCTCCGCTCTCGACGGTCCAAAAGCAGCCCCAGGTTCAATATCCCGGCCCCAAGGCCCATTAGCCTGTGAAGCGTTGGCTCGTAAGGTTTCCAGCTGAAAGTGCTCATGGCGGGAATCTACCCGTTGAGGTCGCGGCTCGCTAGAAAAAAGGAGTCCCGGGAGGTCGGAGCGTGGGAACGTGGGTCCAAATTTAGCGCGAACTCGCGGGCATGGGACCCAAATTGGGGGGGTGGGGGGGGGTGCTCGTCGCGTGATAGTGGCTCCAGCGCCCCCCTAGGCTCGTGCAGCGTGTCACTATGTCAGGGAAGCGCTACGCCAGCGCCGCGAGACCGAGCAGGCGCCGCCCTAGCTGCTCCCGCGCCCTGCACCGGCCGGCCGAGCAGGCGCCGGCGCCCGCCTCTAATAAGACGTGGCGAACGCCAGCCCAGCCCCGTCCCATCGGCTACCGTCCCGCCATGCCACCCCATAAGCACGGCGCCCACCCCATCGACCCCAGCTTGCGCCGATCAGAACGGCTAACGCTGATGGTCCGCCCCGGCGAGCTTGACGACCTGCGCGCCCTGGCAGCCGGCTGGGACGTGAGCGTATCAGCGGCCGGCTGGGCCCTGCTAGCCGACCTACTCGCCGAGCTCCGATCGCAACCCCCAGCGATCGGCACGACGGGCGCCCTTCTGCTAGCAGCATCTCGCCGCGTACTAGCCAGGGCCGGCGATGGCTAGACCGGCGCGAGACAGCCCACTCCAGCGCCTGCTAGCTGTGGCCGATCTGCGCCGCGTCGAGCTCGCCGCGCGCGCCGGATGCAGCCTAGACACACTCGACAGAATCAGCCGGGGCCGCGTAGCCAATATGAAGCTGGGAACGCTGGCTCGAGTATCAGCGGCCCTTGGATGCGCGCCGGCCGAGCTAGTCCCAGGGCTGGCCCGCCGGCCAGCCGGGGGCCTGCTATCCGAACGGGGTCGAGGCTAGTCCCCTTCTATATACAGTCAGCCCGCCCGCCCGCCGATGCATTGACCCCGCCCCGCTCTACCTGTATCCTTATCCACAGCGGGAATACCGCCAGCGGGCAGGGCAACGAAGCCCACCCACCAACCGGGGCACAGCCCAAGGGAGACAGACAAGGTGACGGAACGAAAAATCCAGAGGCTCGACCGCGCGTTGACCCGAGAAATGAAGAGCGACAGCCCAAATTGGAAGCGCGTAGAATCCCTCAAAAAACAATGGGTGGAAGCTGTTTTGGCTCTTCACCGCGCGACGCATGGTTAGGCGTCGGCAGTACTGAACGCACGAACCACCACCAACCGGGGCACAGCCCAGGGAGTACGAACCAATGGCACGAACAATCACGCTCAAGTACGACGGAGAATGCCGCGACTGCGGCGCGACCCTGCTAGCAGGCGCCCGCGCCCGATACTACGGCCGGGGCCGAGTCTATGGCACCGAATGCCACGAGCAAAAACCCCAGCGCCAGACCGCAGCGCAACGTAGCCGCGCCGAGCTTCACTCATCGACGCTTTCATGGCAGAGCCACGGCAACCAGCACGCCGACGCCCAGTACATGAGCGCATGCGATCCCACCGGATTCTATAACGCCGCAGGCGAATGCATCGGCCGCACGAACCCGGCCGGCCGCTGCGAAGACGCGCCATGCTGCGGATGCTGCAACTAACCGAAACCACCACCAACCAGGGCCGGATCAACCCGACCCACAGGAGATCAGACAATGACGGAACCACGATTTAAAGACGACCGCACCGACGAGCAGCGCAA